GTTAGCCCATAGGTTAAGGCTCGTTTATACAAAGCATGGGGGGATTGTGAACCTCAAGGTAGGGAAGATGCTTTATCCGATACTGCGGCAGCACAAAGGCCGCTTCAGTTCCAGCTTTAATTTAACTCATAGCTGTAAGCAATATCAAAGGATGTATTGCTCTGGGTCTAGGATAACAGTTGTGGAACATCAGCACATAGCGGCAATGGAACAGTATCGCTATAATGACCAGGAATGCGTGGCTATCAGGACTGGAACCTATGCAGTTTATGATGATTATGCTCAACAAAACGGCTTCTTTGGGAGCCATGTATGTAACCCGACCGTTGTTTTATATCCTAACGAAGATAAACTAGTGGGATTTAAGGACCTATACGATGCAATAACTTATCTTCGGGCGGTAAGAAATGGAAAATGATTGGCTAAAAGAGAGACTAGAGACAAATAAAAACCGAAGTGAGATTGCTTTGCTTATCCTAGAAAATGGGCGGGATGAGTTGATACATACTGAGCTAGAGGACATATACGTTGGAGCACAGTTATTATTAGATATATATTGTCAAGCCAATCCACTCCTGAATGATGAGAATGTAAGCCCTCCTGAGCCTGAGAATACTACTCTTGGCTAGTTGTGGCACTACAACCCCTTATCTTCTTTAATCTCTCAACCTCAATAGGTATCTACTTACCCTCTGCTTTGGCGATTGCATTAAATATTTGAACAAATGACTTGCCTGGTATCGCAAAGTCTGGTAAAGCAACAATCGCTTTCAATGCCTCATACAAGTCCGGGGCTGAGGCTATAAGGTAGGCATTGGCTTCCATTTCACCAATGTCGGGTATATGTGCCTTGTTTTTATCTGGGGCTGGTATAATGGCAATGGTTTCTTCTCCAATATTGATAGTTCTATAAGGCCAATTCCTACCACCGCAAACAGGTGTAATAGTTGGCGTTGTGGGTCCAGTTACACTAGGGTTAAAACTTGCTATCCATTCCCCTTTAGTAAACATTTTATTTTATCTCCTCCCTTATCTTCTTTAACCTCTCAACCTCATCATCTTCAATAATGAAATACCAGCCAACTCTCTTGGCTTTGAGCGTTCCTCGGAGCATCCAGTAGTGAACCGTCTGTTTAGTTACTCCGAAGATATGAGCTACTTGTGCTACTGTTTTCATTTTACCTCCTTTATACTTTCCTTTATAGCGGTATATATTCTGTCTGAAGCTACCTTACGAAAGTTCTCGGATGCGTCTGTTCTTCTGTCGTAAAGTTCAACCCAGCGTGCCTCACAATCTTGGTGAGCCTTAAGGACGGCTTCTTTGATGTCCATACCAGCTAATATGTAAGGCTTGGCATAGAACGCTACTCCTTGTATCCACTTTTCCTCTTTTGTCATTTCCTTCCCTCCTTAACTTTATTTACCTTAACACCTGATGACTGAGCAGGAGCGGAGAAGCTTTGCTTTTCGGGGGTTGCCTATCCTCTTTTTCAAGGAAGCTCTGCATCATCGCCTGTCCGCTTATCTCGACTACTCCTACCCAGTATTCAGCTGCTAAGGTGCTTTAACTTGATAACCTTATTATAAAACAATCATATTAAACTTGTCAATAGCCTAAGGGCTGTTTGAGCACTTTTTATCATTTTCTCTAGCTTTGAGACCAAGAAAAATGGCTAAAACTAAACTAACTAAAGAAAGATATGATGCTATCGTTAAGCTTATCGGTGCTGGTAACTATACTATTAGGGCCTGCCAGGCCGTCGGTATAGGTAGAACAACTTATGATGACTGGCTCAGGCGTGGTGAAGCTGATGAAGGCCAAGGCGTAGAGAGTATATATCGTTCATTCCGTGGTGATATAAAAAAGGCAGAGTCTGATTCCATAGCTAAGAATGTAGCTCTTATAGGGGAAGCTGCGAAGAAGGAATGGCAAGCAGCTGCCTGGTTGTTAGAGCGAAAATATCCCAAAGAATGGGGACGGAGAATAGAGTTAGGAGTAGATGAGAGCAATGTTGTCCGATTACTCACTGAGATAAAGAACGCAAGCCTGGCCGAAGCTGAATCCCCTAAGCTATTAGAGGCTGAAAATGGGGGGTATAACAAAGAACTTGATGTAAGTATCGAGTGAGCACTTTAAATGTAAATAAAGGGAGGGTTAATGCCACAAAGTAAAGAAGCACACAGGGAATATATGAGGCTATGGCGAATAGGTAGGCCTGTATCTATAAAGGAATATAGGAACATATATAAAGGGCGTTATTGCCATGTTTGTGGATATTCTCGTGTGGTAGATGGGCATCACTTGGATGGCAATCACGATAATGATGAGGAAACTAACTTGTTAGACCTTTGCCCTAATTGCCACGCTTTGGTAACACGCAGGCTAGCCTCTTTGAACGAACTATTAGAGGAGGGCGACTATGTCGTTGAAGGGGTCTAACAAGACAGAATACCAGCGGGAGTATATGAAACGTAAGCGAGCACAGGGTCTAACAGCTGAGGGTGTAAAAAGCCAGGGTCTAACAGCGCCAGAGAAGCACCTGGTTGCGATGTTGTTAGACCCTGTCAAGAGGAAGAAGTTACAGGGGATATGCGATGCATTCGCCGACTCGCATTACCCTGAGTATATCCATGGCATCTTCATGGGTCAGGTATGCTTTGGCAATATGCCTGGTCTCTTACAGGCTACTGCTAGCTTTGTTTAGCTTTGCCACTTCGCACAACACACATTTTGCGACATAGATTAGCTACGATTAGAACACTTTGACAATATTTCATTAGAACACCCATTCCCAAAGAGAGGTAGTCAAGCTAACAGGGCAGGCAGGGATATGCTGGCAGAGTGGGCATAGGGGGGTAGGTAGGCAGGTAGTGGGCCAGTCCATCGCCCAAACCCAAGGCACTGCCCCTATATTATTTAATGATACCCGTCTCTCTGCAAAATGAGTTTTAGGCTTATTGACATAACATCTTGAAACATAATAAATCCCGTGGTATAATGAAGATATGGACAAGAGTGAATTAAACATAAAGATGCTTGAGAAGGCGGTGGAGATACAAGCAAGCGCTCCAAAGAACAGTTTTGGGTGCTATAGTCTAAATGGTGAATACGAGATAAACAGGGATGCCGCAGGTCATCTTTGGGTTGATGCACCAGAGGGTATTGTCTGGCTACCCACGCAGGGTGATTTGCAGGGGATGAGTGGATTGGATTGGTGGGTTTTTGATGAATATTGTATTGCGACTGATAATCGCTGCGGTGTGTATGCGGAAACTAAAGAGCAAGCTGGCATTCAAGTTGTAATGAAAGAGAAATACAAAAAGATATGGTCTGGAGAAGATTGGATAGACTCTAGCTGATATATTATTTAGTTTAGATTAGGACGGAGCTTTTTTAGGCTCCGTTTTTTATTATCAAGAAATTTAGGCTTCCAGCTTGAAATCATAAATAAGCTGGTTAAGGGTAAGGGGTGGGCTATCAAAGGTTAATCTAAAGGAATTGTAATGATAATAGCAGTTTGCGGACATACACTTGAAGACATAAAAGACGGCGCGGAGCTGACTATAAAGGAATACACGGGCGATTTGAAGAAATGCCTTTGTTATGGTCTTTATTGCCAGGAGTGTGCTGCCTTTTATCGCAGGAAAGGTTATGCATTAGAGGATAAAAAGGCTGAAGAAGAATGGTTAATGACTTAACAGAAGTAGAAGCTAAGAGGTTCTGGGATATAAATCAAGCTAAGTTATTTAAGATTTTAGGGTATGAACCAACGACCGCAGAGTGGGCTATCCATCGTTTTATAAGTAGGCTTAAGCTAATAGCCGGTGGGATACGTGGAGGCAAGTCGCTAGTTAATGTAAGGGAGTTAGTAACTGATTGGTTTTGTAATATAGATAAGCCTAATAAGCTTTATTGGCTATTGGGTAAAGATTATGAAGGCACTCGGGGGGAGTGGGAGCATCTTGTGGAGGATTTCAAGAAGCTGGCGATGTTGGCAAGTCCTCCCACAAAGAACATTGACCCTGGGTTGATGCTGTTGAAGGATGGGACAAGGATAGTTACCAAATCAGCTATGTATCCCGAGAAGATCGCCACAGTAGCACCTGACGGGATTCTGATTTGTGAAGCAGCGCAGGTAGATTATGAGATTTATTTAAGGGCTAAGGAAAGGTTAGCGGAGAAGAGGGGCTGGCTCTGTATGGCGGGAACATTTGAAGGATCGCTGGGATGGTATCCAGAGTTGTTTACCAGGTGGCAGGCATATAACGAAGAAGGCGCAAAGTCCTTTTCACTACCTACCTGGAGCAATACAGTAATATTCCCAGGTGGCAGGCAAGACCCTGAAATTATAAGGGCAGAGCTAAGGGAAACACCTGAGAGGTTTGCTGAGAGATATGGGGGCGTTCCCTGCCCACCCACAGGGCGTGTTATTAAGGAATTCAGCAATGAGATTCATGTTGGGCATTATCCGTTTGACCCTGAGCTACCCGTAGAAATAGCGGTAGACCCTGGCTGGCGTTGGGCTTATGCAGTTGTAGCGATACAGAAGTGGGGAGAGCAGATTGTCCTTATTGATGAGATTTATGTGCAGGGGCTTGGTCATAAAGACGTTATCCTTATGGCTACTAAAAAACCTTGGTGGAATGCTGTTATTGGCGGAGCGATTGATATAGCAGCCACACAGCATCAAGGTGAAGAACCCGTAATAGACATTTGGGGTGCCCCCAGGGGAAAGGGTGGAGCTAATATATGGCTACGAACTAAGAAAGTAACCAATGTCGAGGATGGGATAGACCTATTAAGGGTATATCTAAAACAGCACCCAGTTACAGGTGCGCCTGGAATATTAGTGAATTCCTCCTGCAAGGGTTTCATAGCTGAGTGTGGTGGAGGCAAGTCTCCTATAGATGGTATGGGCATGTGGATGAGAGAACCAAACACGCTCAAGGCAATAGATAGAAATAATCACGCAACCAAAGCTGTAATTTACTACCTGATAAATAAATTTGGATATTTAGGGAGGGAATCAACACCAATGGCAGGCAAAATAAAAATAGTGAGGAATGTGCCACCTATGACATTCGTGAGGACATGATGGAAAAAGAGACATTAACGATAGATAAAATCCTAGCTAAACTGGGGCAAAGGAAAGCCTATTATGGCGAATTGCATAAGCAGCAAAAGGATATTGATGAATATTATGAACTGACCTTTAAGGCTGGTGTGCCCAAAATCTATAGCCAGGTAACGCCTCCGACTGCCAGGGAGTGGATAGATATTGGGGTACGGAATTTCACATTAGATAACCCCAGAGCCAAAGTCCCACAACGAGGACATAGCGAGGCAGCCAGAAAGAGAGACGCTATCCTGGAATCATTTTATAACTATTGGCTTAAAACGATAATCCTGCAAATAAAGGATGGAGCCAAGAAGTTGCCATTAAGGGGCGAGGTATTTATAAAGGTAGAACTAGATGACACTTATTATGGGGTTGATTTGGAGAAGATGGGGGAAAAGGAAAAGGAGAGGTTTGAGGAAAGGAGGTTATTTCACTTCCCATTGATAGTAACGGTTGTTGACCCTATAAACGTTTATGCTTCGCCAGCACATAATGGCTTGCGACCTGTGGATGTTATTGAATCCTACAATATGACGGTTGCTGAAGCCTTGAATTTATGTGAGATGAGAGGGTGGAAGTGGAAGACTAATAAAAAAGAGAGCGACACGGTTGAATGGACAAGCTACTTTAGTGATAAACACCGTTGTTTTCTAATTGATAAGGAGCCCGTTCTTGACCCTCCAGTGCAGTCTAACTTCCTCGATTTTTGCCCCTATGTTCACGCAGCGGCTGGTTGGGGGCAAACAAGCTATGAGGGAAAGCCAGAATATCTTTATCGCTCAATCCTCTACGGCAAGCAGGATATGCTAAAGCTAGAGTCAAGGGTTCTCTCGCAAACAGATACACTTGTGGGCCGATATGCGTGGGAGAGATATAAACTACAAGGGCCAAGTCTGGATGTAATAAAGCAGGTATATCCCGACCTTAAGGTTTCAACAAACCCCGATGAGCCAATTTTAGAGACAGACCAGGTGAAGGTTGAAATCCTGAAGGGTGATAGCCCGCCTCCTGGTATCTTTCAAGAATTAGCAGTGGTATCGGCTTATGCGCAGCCTCCGCAGGTTTTGTCTGGAATGCGACCCACGGGCGTATATAGTGGACAGCACCAAGAAAGCCTAATGGCCTCTGCCAAGCCAATCTACAAGGATGTGTTTAAGAACTATGAAGATGCTTTGGGTGTTGTGATGGGGATGGGTGCAAGGATAATTGAGAAAGTTTATCAGCATCCCATAGCTTTCCCTAATGGAGAATTAAAGCCTGAAGATGTGGATGAGCATTATGATTGTGAAGTCCAGTTATTAGCAGAACCGCCAGAAGCTACAGATATGAGGAAGACGCTCGGCGCTAACCTGCGAAAGGGTGGAAGTATCAGCCTTATAACAGAACTCACAAAATACCACGATATGTCAAAGGAAGAAGCACTGGATGAACAAGCCGAGCTTATTGCAGAGCAGGCCATGAGCCAACCAGGAGCCTTAGAGGGCACTACCCGTGATGCGCTGATGAGATTAGGAATGGACCAGCAGTTAAAAGAGATTGACGAAGCGAAGAAGGCTTCTCATTTCCCGCCACCACGCAATGTCCCTGAGACCATGCCAACTGGCTATGAGTCAGTGCCAAAGCAGGGGAGAGTGCCCCCTGGATTAGAAGCTGGAGTAACTCCACGAGAAACAGCACTAGGAGGTGGCCTTGGCTAAGAATTTAATGACGGTAGTCCAGAACAAAATGACTGACATTTACAAGCGAGTCGACGCCAAATTAAAGGATTACGGCGGAGATATGCCCTACGGTGTGAGGAAGATGACACCGACCGAGCAAAGGCAGAGGTATGAAAACCTTACCCCAGAAGGGTTGATGGATTTACGCAACCAATATGGGGAAGAAAGTGTAAATAAGTGGCTGGGTAAGTTTATGAAGGAGGTGCAATAACATGGCTGGATGGTATGAACAATATCAGGCAATGCAGGGGGCAAAGGAAGGCGGGAATGGAGGGGATTCTGGAGTGGCCGTGGCGCCTATTGGCTCAGATGATTGGGCACAACAACAGGCAAGAAAGGAACTCAGTGCTGGTAACACAGCCCCACGGCTGACCAGGGGAGACGGCTATGCATATACTATCTCCCAGCAGGGTTTAGTCCAGAATTGGATGGATAAGCTTAACCCATCCCTAGCAGCTTATAGGGAGGCATCGATAGGACGAACTAAAGCAGTAGGGGCATTTCAGGATAAACTTGCTCAATTAGGAGCCCAGATTGGCGAATTGAAAGAGTTAAAAAAGTCTTATTTCTATGGGAATGCTGATTGGATTACTAGATGGTTGATAGATAATAACATAAGGAAGTTAAGTGTTCAGATGCAAGGCTTGAACCCACCCGAGATGTTACCTGCACCTGGGACTCCATCCACTGCTTATGAACTCAAATCTGAACCTGGGGGGGAATCTATTTGGATCGGTGGTACGCCACAGATGATGCCTGCCCCCCAAAGAGTTCGCGGAACTCCAGAAGAGAGAGTGGGCTATGAAGCACCCACAAGTTTACCTATCCCTGACTGGCTAAGGGGATACCTGGAGTCATCTATGGGACCTGCGGGTGTGGGAGGACAAGTTCGTGGTGCTGGGGCAGCCAGTAGTGCTTATGGGGGAGCTAATGGTGGTGACCTTCGAAGCAGGGGAGCTTATACCATGAGACCATTAGGAGCACAAGAAGAATTAAGCACTGAGAAATTAGGGCAAATGACAGGTTATCTTGGCTGGGGAAAGGCTGGAGCACCATTAGAGTTTAGCGAAGGTTATCTAAGGCAAATGGAAAACTTGCCTGATTGGTGGCAAGAATATGTTAAGCAAAGCCAAAAGCTATTCCCCGCAACAGTGAGTATGCCTAAACCCCAATGGCGAGCGATGGCGCAATAATGGAGATAAAAGAATGAGCCTGAAGTGGTGGGAGACGGAAAATATAGTCAGCTCTGAAGCTAGTAAGGTTGCTACTAAAGCCCGAACTGCTTTTGATTATTTACAGGAAATGGAGCGCCAGCGTGGGGCTGAGCGTGCCCAAAAAGAGGCAGAGAGGGAAGCAGCAAGGGCTAGAGAACAGCAATCCTGGATAAGGGCTAATCAACAGCGTATCGACCAAGCTCTCATTGAACAGAAAAAGGTACGAGAGCAAGAAGACCTGCAAAGGCGCCTTACCGCAGGCCAACAATTAGCCGACCTCGGCATAGAACCTACCAAGGCGGCTATTCGGGCCCAACAAGCATCTGGCTATACCTGGGGGAAGCAAGCGGTAGAGCAAGCGCAATCCGAAGCACAGGCTAAGGTTCGGAAAAAGGTTGTTACTTCTCTTATTAGTCAAGGTGGTATAACAAGTGAGACTAAGCCCGAAGATGTGGAGTCTTTTATACAGGCTGGCATGGCTCATGAGAATTATTTAGAAGCATTAAAAGCAGAGGATTATGAGTCTGCTAGATATTATAAATCACAAGAAGATGCCATTACAGAGGGGATAGAGCAGAGTGAGTTTGCTAAGTTGTCACCATACCAAAAAATGAGGACAAAAGAGGGTTGGAGGAAGGCTTTTTCTCCATCTAATCTGGCACTTGCTGGGAGAACATTGACTGGTAGGGCTGGAGAAACTGCACAACCCGAAGTAGTGGCTCAACAACCCAGAGTGCCAGACACAGAGGCACTTCAAGGGAGAGTAATGGGGGGACTTCCTCCTAGTAAAGCGCCAGAAATAAAAGCGCCTTCAAAAACAATAGATTTTAGCACACAAGATGAAGTAAATGCCAAAAAATGGGCTGAGGAACGAGCTAAACACCAGGCGGCACAGCAGGGAACTAATTGGGGCGATATAGACCCCATTGAACAACAACAGCGAGTAGATTTATGGACAATATGGGTTTTGAGAAATGACCTTCCAGAAGTATATGGCGAAAATGAAACTTCTACATTGCCCCTTGAGCAACCCAAGCCCCCTGAGCCGAAATCAGCGTTCCAAAAGTATAAGGAATTTATGGAAGAACCCAGGGTAACGGCAGGTGGTAGATTCTGGTCTGTTCCTGATATATTGGGTGTAATAGGGATGGTGGGTTCTGTAGCCTATATGGGTTATGGTGCATACCAATCACTTGCGAACATTATTAATTTTTATAAGGCTAGTCATTTATTTGAGCAAGCCTACAAAACATTACCCAAGAATTATCCCATACCTCCAAAGAGTTTAGTCGGGACTGTAGGACAAGCGGAAGCATACAAGGCTTATCAGAGAACAAACATCTATAGTCAATTACAAAAGGCTTACCAGGGGGGTGGAATTAAAGGTAATGCTTATAAAACAATCGATGCAAAACTTTTCCATGCTTATCAAGCTCAAACCGAAGGGAATACCAAGCTAAGTGAACAAATATTAGATGAGCTTCGCCGCCTTTCATCTTTAGGTTTGGGTGTTAAGCCTGGTGCAGAGATAGTGCCTTATACTCCACCTACAATGCCTCCTGTTGCTGCCACTCCTTCTATCCCAGCAATGGCTGCGACTCCTTCAGCACCAACAGGCGTGCCCACAATGATAACCACTGCCATGCAAAATACTTTACACACAATGGGTTATAGTTCTGAGGTAGTAGCTCAAATGACACCTGCAATAGCTTGGGGTATTCTTTCTGGCACAGGAGTTACTGCCGAAGCTGGCAAGGTAGCAGCCGAGCAAGCAGTAAAGGCTGGTGGGCTAGTTAAGGTTACAGAAGCAATAACCGAACAACCAAAGGCTTTATTTGCTAAGGGTTGGAAGTATAATCAAGCAGAAAAGGCCTGGTATGAGCCAGTTGAAGCAGTAAAACCTACTGCGGTTGAGGCAGAAATTACTGCAATACCTGAAGCACCTGTTACCCCTGAGGTTACAGAACTTGAACGATATGCGATAAAGACTTATGGTGTAGTGGGAAAATTATCTCCGTATCAAGGGTCTTATATACTTAAAGATGGGGGACTACTTGACTTAGATGATGCTGGGCATAGAGAGTTGATGGTAAATGACTTTGGGAGGGAAACTGGAGGTTTAAGGTTGCGGGTAGCTCCAGAAGAAGTTAATGTTGATTTCATTGCTGATAGAACTCCTACCATTGCACAAATGAAGCAAATTAAGAACTTAACTATTGGGAAGAAAGTAACATACAGCATAGTTGATGCTAATGATAGTGAATTGGTGGGGGCAACAAAAGTATCCTTCGTGGAATTAGAAAAGGTTGTTAATGATTATTATGCGAAACCTGCTGCAATCCCCAAAGCCCCTGAAACTACTGCGGTTGCTGGGGTTGAAACAGGCACACCTACAGAGTGGGAAGCTACTACTGGCGCTACAGAGGATTGGATTACTTCCACGGAAGAGTTTGAGGCCATGAAGGTAGCACCTGAAGTTGGGAAAGCTACGCCAGAGCAAATCAAGAAAATACATGCCATAGCAGCCAGCAAGAAATATATTACTACCAAAGGGCTGATGAAGCCACAATATCGCCGACTTGCTAAAAGCATAACTGGCAAAACAAGCGCTAAGGAAATGACCCGTGGGGAGGCTAGTCAGTTCATAGAAGCCCTGGGGAAATTACCAGAGCCTACTATTCGGGGCGGCAAGGTTATTCCTCCCTCAATTCCCATTAGTAAGAAAGTCACGGCAGAAAACTTCTTTGGGCTTAAGTTTGGAGAGCCTACGCCAGTTAGGTTTTTAACTTCTCAAACCTATTATGCTGAGAAGCTGGGCGTTAAGCCACTCGTCGAACCCCTAGAATTAGGGAAGATGCGATTTGACCTTGAATATCGGGCACTCTCAAAAGAGGTTGCTGTAAAAATAGGGCAAATAGATAAACTAGGCAAAACCTCATTTATGGAAAAGTTAAGTGCTAAAAGGGCGAACGAACCCACCAGGGCTGTGGCGAGAATGCGGGATTTGCTTGATAAGTATGAAGACCCTCCTGAATTTCTAACTAAAGACGAAAGAGAGGTATTCACCTGGTTTAGGAACCTCAACAAAACCATGCTCGAGGGCGAAAATAAGGTCAGGGCATTATTGGACATAGACCCAATTCCCTATCGTAAGGCCTATGTTCGGCATGTAGCAGATGGTATGGCACAAGATATACTTTTAGGTAAATATCCCTTCCCTGAAGGATTGAAATATTGGTCAGAAAAGGTTGTAGGCAAAAAGATTTTCAATCCGATGGAATTGCAGAGGAAGTTAGCTAAGGATTTAGGGGAATTATTTACCAAGGATTTGAAGTATGCCACTAACTCTATGTTGTGGACTGGCCTGAAGGAAATTCACCTATCACAGCCCCTGCGAGTCTTTACTGAGCAGATGGGGGCATTATCTAAGGACTTACCCAGATATGAAGGCATGAGTCCCGAAGAGTTGGAGGCAATCAGGGGTGTGTCTGTAATGCCAGCATCTACTAAAAGGTGGGTCATTGATTACGTGAATACAGTAATTAAGGGACAACAAACAGAAACAGATGCGGGGGTAAACAGACTAGTTACTGAAACAGGATTAAAGGGATTATTTAATAAGGTCTTAAAACCTTTTGGGCGAACTGTGGGAGCACGCCCTGTTACCCACGCCGCCCAAATCTCAGGCAGATTGGTAATATCGGGTGTAATGGGTGCCGGTAAACCGAAGCAGCTTATCAGAAACCTATTTCAGAATACACAGAACCTTGCTCTTTATGGTGTCAAGCCTTGTCTTAAAGCCTTTCTGCCAGCCAATGAGCAAATCCAGGCGTTAATAGATAAAAGCTTATTTTATAAAAGCTATACAGGCTATGAGGAATTACCTGCTGAGCTTATGGGGAAAATAGAGAAAGCTTGGCTTCTTCCGTATGGGAGAACTGCGGCATTCAACGCTAAGACAGCGATGAAGGCGGCATACTGGGATACATTAGACTTGATTACTAATCCAAAATATGCCAAATATGGCTGGGCTGACCCTGCAAGAACATATCAAGAAGCCAAGGGTGTTCTGTATGATAGTGAGGAAGATAAGTTACTAAAGGAAATGGAGTTCGGGGCTGGTTGCACACAGTTTCAATATATTCCCTTAGGTATGCCCGAAGTTTTCAGGCATAAAGCCCTTATCCCATTAACACGGCTACAAAGCTGGTGGATGAATTACGTTTTTAAGTTTAGTAGGGAAGCTGTAACCAGGGGACTTAAAGGAGAAACGGGTTATGGTGCTAAATTGCCATGGAGCAGGCGTTTGGGATATTTAAGATATTTAATTCTGGGTGGAACAATACTCAAAGAGATGGGTTATGAACAGTCTTTCTTAATTGGTGTTCTGCCTCATTTTCTATCACCAGCAGGCCAGTTAATGCTTGGTATGGTCAATTATATTGCTGCTGATAATGACTATCAAAGAAAGAAAGCAGAAACCACGATGAAATATTCTTGGAAGGCATTTATCCCAGGGTCAGGAGCCTGGCAGGATTGGGATGCTGTCTGGTCAGGTGAGAAGCCATTAAAGTCTTTATTCCTCTATGGAACAGAACCCGAGGAACCTGAAGAACCAACAGAGGAACAGGCAAGAAAGGAATACATTAAGGGATTAAAGGATTAGTATCCCCTTTTCCTGTCAATTATGGTTAGGGCTAAGGCTGAAGTGGAAAGCACGGATATACCAATCAAAAATACCGTCAGATTCCAACCTACATCGACCATAAGACCTAGCCACATAAAACTGGAAACAAGCCCGATTAAGGCAAAGCCTTCCAACCATACAAGATACCGTTTCATACTTCTATTTTACACCCTGAAAAAATTCTGTCAAGTGGGGGCATGCATACCTGGTAAAAGTTCTCCGAAGTGGCCACCTCGGTCCCCTCACTCGCATGCATACCCCCATGGGTGAGACATGCATGTCTGGTATAGGTTCGCTGGGTGAGCTCACTCAGTTCGCCCTTTCGCATGCATGCCTCATTTAATATTCTAAACTCTTACCAATATTTGTCAATACCCCACATCTTGTAGGTTTTACCATTAAACCACAACATCTTGAAAGCCCCCAATGTCAAATTCTTGTGTCTGTGATTTGCCGAAAATGGGGGGTAACGGACTTTTCCCAATAACTTTATCACATCTGGAATTCTAACCGCCAATTTTAGGCGCTTACATTTGATTAAGAATGCCCGCCAAAAGGTCGATGCGGGCTTTTTAATACCCACCTCTCGGTGGGTTTTTTATTAACTGTGAATCGCCATAGAGCGATGGACAGAAAAAGGAGGATTTAGAATGGCTGAAAAAGAAAACGAGGTATTGCAGGACACTCAGGAAGTAATCGAAACAGAGGTGCAGGAAACACCCGAAGCGGAGGGACAGACTGAGCAGGTTGTAGCACCACAAGAAATAGAAAGCCTAAGAACGGAACTTGAACGCAAGGAAGGCGAAATCAAGAGACTTCAGGGAATACTCAAGAGCGATGAAAGGCGTGGGATGCCAGCCCAGGAAATAGCTGGGTTGAAACAGATAATAGGGGAGATGCAGGAGACTCAGGCAATAACTCTGGATTACATAGAGGAATTGCGTGGCGAATCTGTAGAGGAAGTCAAGCCCCATAAACTTAGCCACAGGGACGAATTGGCACAGCGAAGGGCAACGCTGGCAAAACCAGAGATTGTTACTGACCCGGATGTGTCAAGGTTTGTGGCTTATATGGACTTCCAGGGACTTGACCCGGATGCCCCTCTTATAAAGGAAGCTGTTGCTGAAGACCGAAGCCCCAGCGAGGCTTTGAAATATCTCAGGGGCAAGGTTGAAGCAAAGCAAAAGGAAGAGACGCAGAAGCAAGTTAAGGAAAACGCCAAAGTCTTACTTGAGCAGGAACTGAAGAAACAAGGTTTAAGCAGTCCTAGTGCTGGCGGACCAAGTGCGCCATCGGGAAATTGGCGAGACTTATCTGCTGATGGAAAAATCCTTCATGCCCTAACGAAAGGGCAAAAATAAACAAAAAAGGTGAATTAAATGGCTTATACATTAGACGAGGCTGCGAAACTATCTAACGATATTTTGCAAGCCGGCGTAATTGAAAAGTTTATCAAAGATGACCCCATTCTGGAGCGATTGCCTTTTATTACCATTGTGGGTAACGGTTTAACCTATAACACGGAATTAACCGAAGCTACGGCTCGGTTCTATGGTGTGGGTGATGACTGGGTAGAATCTACTCCTACCGTTACTCCTGCGACTGCAGTATTAGCTATCCTGGGTGGAGATGCTGATGTTGACAACTTCCTGAAAGCCACAAGGTCTAACGTAAATGACCTTAAGGCTGAAGCGATAGCTGCCAAGGTAAAGGCTGTTAAAAAGGCTTTTATGACACAGTTTTACTACGGCTATTCAGGCGTAGACTTGAAGGCTTTTAGCGGACTTCATTACCTGATTAGTAGTGCTACTTATAACACGCAGGCGATGGGTTCAGCCGTGGATGCTGCTGAGGCACTAAGTATGACCAAGCTGGAAGCTACGATAGACATGATTAAGGGCTTCACTCCTGACATTATGATGATGTCAAAACAAATGAGGCGGAACATCAATACCTATCTGCGGACTGCTGGTGGGATTACTTATGGTGACCTTGCTAACAAGCGTGTTCAAACGGTTTTCGCTATTCCTGTTGGAGTGAGTGATTACATTAGCGATGCTGAGAACTGCAATGAATCGTATGGTGGGAAGTATGGTCAAGACCACGATGAAGGCATAAGTTGGACTGCTCCCAGTGTAGCTGGCGAGTATGCTACAACTATCTTTGTCTTGAGCTTTGACCCCAAGGGTTGTTGCGGCATCCAGAACGGAGCAATGACAACCGTTCCGTTAGGAGACCTGGAGTTAAAGGATGCCAGTCGTTTCAGGATTAAATGGTATGTGAGCATGATGCTCCAGAATCTTTTATCCTGTTCGAAGATATGCGGCATTGAGAACGTATCTGCTGCTGCATAGTAGGGGTTCTTGATTAGGTCGAGAAATCGGGTGACCGAAGGCTTTACTGGCTACGCCGACAAAAGTAACCAGAAATAATAAAAAGGAGAATAAATAAATGGCTTTTACAGATGTAGGCGGAAAAATAATTCTGCATAGCTGGGGAAGGTTCAGGGCTTTGCTCTTTGCTGATTGTGTAGTTGGAGACTTGCTAGCTCTCGATACTGCTAATGATGGAATGATATTGGCTAATACCACTACTTCTATAGCTGCGCGTGCCGTTGCTTGTGAGAACGGAACTGCTGGCGATACTATCACCTGTGCTTTAGCTGTTGAGTTAAAGGCTTCACCTACCATAGCAGTAGGCGGTGTGGTTACGGCAGGAAGTTTCGTGGCTGCTGCGACTGAAATCAGTGATGCTATCTATGTTGGCGATGCTGGTAAGATAAGTTCTGCTGTTGGCACTCTCAAGCAACATGCTGGGTGGGTATTGGCTGTAGGTAGAGTTATGGTTCTTCCAATGAACTATCTAACAGACACGAACCTTAATCTGGCTGGTACTCTTCAGGTTGGTACTACAACAACTCTGACTGGAATAGCTACCTTAACTGCTGGAGTCGCTTCGCAAATCATCAAAGGTCAACGCTTCGCAGTTACCTATAATGACATTGCTCTTGCTGATGTAGCTAAGGGCTTCTGGGTTGCTCCAGCAGCTTGTAAGGTTGTCAGTGCATACGAGGCGCATGGCACAATATCATCTGCTACTGGCACGCTGAATGTGGAGAAGTGTACTACAGGAGAAGCTCCTGGGGCTGGAGATGTTGTGCTTAATGCTTCTGGTTGGGATATGACTAGCACTGTAAACACGCCAGTGTCCATAGCAACAGCGGGAGGAGCAGGAGCTACTTTGGCTGCTAGTGATGAGTTGCGGTTGATTCTGACTGCTGCTACAGGAACTGGTTATGTTGATGGTGTGGTCACAATGTTGATGGAGTGGGTGTAACCTAAATGGCTTTAGGGGGTTGTAGGCTTAAACCCCCTTCTATTAGGAGGGCTTATGAAACAAGTTTCAATTACACAAGTTAAGCAACTAACAGCTAAGGAAATCAAGGATGGCGGATGCTTTGAAATAGTATCCGATGGCGAACATGTGGCCTTTGTGATGGTAGGGGCAATAGAGCTAATGAAGCAGAGGATAGTAGGGCAAGCTTCCCAGATTGACTTAGCGCGAGGGAAATAATGCCAATAAGGGAATTCCAGTGCGATAGATGCCACAACACCTTTGAGGAGTTGAACCCCGAAGGTGAAGTGAAGTGCCCCAAATGTGGCAGTAAAGACATAGAGAAAAGGTTTTCAGTATGTTCATGGCGGTTTAGAGGTTTATTGGAGCTTTTGTCCGAAGAGGAAGGAACATAAAGGAGGGAAGGTATGCCAATACCAATGATTGATAATTTAACAAAGAAAAGCTCAGATGCACAGATTGAAGCTGCTATTAGTGCCTGTATTCGCATAGAGAGGAGAGGCGGGCGAGAGCCAGACCAGGCGGCAGCTATTTGCTACGAGATGGCAAGGAAAAAGACTGGCAAGGGATTAGCCAAGAAGGGTTAAATGGCAGGAATAGGGGCAAGAATTACCTCCCAGGTTAGGTGTTATACCAAAGACGATAAACTCATTGTGCAATTCAGGAGCGATAACCCCTTTGTGCGATACGAAAGTTGGCGGATAAAATGCTGCCAGGCACACAAGAATGACGACTTGCCCTACAGCTTTAGGAACGGAGACTTAACTCCGTTGACCTTACTTAGGGCGATGATAATTTATTTTAGATATAGGAGGTAAACAAAATGGCAGAGGGAAGTTCCCCAACGGTAAAACTCTATAGTGTATCAGCTAATCTTCTAACAGGTGATGCGGCAACCAAGCTAACTCATATCTGTCTTGACGAGGGGGATATGAGTGCGTTTACTGCGGCTAGCGTTTCACCAACCACACTATGCACAAAGACAGGCTTAACAATTCACGAGCTAACTGGCGATGAAATGACAGTTGCTACAGCTACAGCCACAGCAGATTATACCTGGACTGCGGGAGCGGCAGCTACATTAAAAGGTGCTGAAATCAGTTGCGCTGTTAATCCAACCAATAATGTATTGGCGTGGCATAGGTATGCGGCTGATGTTGTGTTAGCTATCAACGAGAAGCTACAAGAGGTTATAAACTGCGAATATGAAGTAGGGGCATAGGAAGGCTAAATGAAGCTCTATTTTGGGTTATACTATTGGCATGATTCGCAAAGGCAATCTAATTCTGATATGCCTTGTATTATTAGCTACATCTTGCCTCCCAATAATTCACGAGGAGAAAACTATGGCTTGGCTATCAGGATATAACTATCGCAAACAAATAACCATCAATGGTGCTGGTTCTATTGCTGGCACTATAGCAGTTACCGAGGCTTCAAAAGATGTTGTTGGCGATGGCACTGCTTTTTTGGAATGGGCAGTTGGAGACCAGATTCAACTGCCAGATGATAATTGGTATACCATAGAAGGCGTAACTGATGCTACTCATTTAGCAATCAGTATAGTCTATCCAGGTTCTACCACCTCTGGGGAAACCTATGACTGTAGGCACATTAACTACCAGAAGAAATTAACTGTTCATAGGGGAGTTGGTGCTGACCTTGAAGATGTTGTCTATCTCAGTAATCATTGTCGTGATGACTTCAATGATGTTCGCTTTACTAAAGCTGATGGTATATCCCTTTTAGACCCTTGGCGAGAAAGACAAAGTGTTACTGTATATGTTGATTTTCTTTTTGATGGGATAGCAAGTGCTGATTCTGAATATGATGAGGCTCGTAATGCTGCCAAGGCTTTTGATAAGGGACCCATCTATTGGTCAAGCACAAACACAGCGTTTCCACACTGGGTGAAGTATGACCTAGGTGAAGGCATAACACGAGTTACCAAGAAGCTCCGTTTCCAAGCTCGTGATAGGGGAACTGGTAGCACGGTCAATGCCTTCATACTACAAGGTTCAAACAATGATTCTGACTGGACTGACATCCTATCGACTACTGCTGCTAATACTCCAGATTGGCAGGAATGGCTACTCAGTAATTCTATTGCTTATAGATACTACAGGGTATATGTTACTAGCACATACGGTAGTGATAATTACTGCCAGTTGAATGAGATTATACTCTACTATGAGACTTTACTTAATAACGGAGATTTTGCCTCCTCCTTCTCCTTTGATAGCAGACTGAGTGATATGCATGCTACCCAAGGTGTCGCCTCAGATGGGGCATACCTCTATACCTGTTCGTCAGGCGTAATTCAGAAACGCCAGAAGAATGGAACTTTAGTTACCAGCAATGACCACGCTAATACTGATGGCACAGATATGGCGCAAGTCAACTCTCTTCATGTTCATGGAGATAAGTTATATCTCGGAGCAAATAACTATAATGCAACGCCTCCAGTAGGATACATCAAGGTCTTCAACTGTAGTGATTTATCTTATGTGGAAGAGCATCAAGTTTTAGACCACTGGTGTGAGGGCTGTGCCTATTACGATGATGCTTGGTGGGTTGTCTATCATGATTACAATTATGTTTCTAAATACAACACAAGTTGGGAGCATCAAGCTGATTATCCTTTAAGATATTCAGCATACAATCAGGGGATTTGCTGGTTAAACGATTATATCTATGTAACTAGACATACTGCAAAAGAATGTCGTTGTTATCACTGGACGGGTTCTGAATTTGAGCTAATCGATACTTACACTATACCCATTGCAGTAGATAACATTCAGGGATTAGGAAAAGAGCCAAATGAAGATGTGATGTGGTTTGCCGAAAGAGGGAATCCCGCAGGTAGCGACAACATTGTAAAGACAATAATCCAGGGAATGGATAAAGCTACTTACTGGGTAGAATTTGATAGCATTCCTGCTGACCCAGATTCAGCCACTTTCTATATTTACTATGGTAAAGCGGATGCTGAGTCAGGAAGTAACGGAGCAAACACTTTTCCTGATTTCTTTGAGGATTTTGATAGTATTGCTGATTGGACTACTGATGCAGGAACTCCAAGCGTGTCAGATGGTATTCTAACAGTTAAGAATGGTGATACGCTTCATAGGGATTATGGAAGTATCATTGGAGATGCTTTCAGATGGATTGTTAGACAGCGGTTGCAGACAGGCGGCACAGCTCCTAGCGGTCAATGCTACGACTATATTGTTTATCAAAGTGCTACCTATTATGTCTTTGTGCAGTATCTAGAACAAGCTGGTTTTGTTCGCTTCTATTTAAGGAATGGCGAGACTATAGTAAGTTTGGCTTCTGTAGATATTGTGCCAGACACTGATTGGCATAGTCTAGAAGCTACCAAAAATGCTGCGGGGCTTTGGATATATCTAGTAGATGGAATATCAGTAGATACTGACACCTATGATTGGCTTCCCGCCTTTACAAGTGTAAGGATTACAAGTGCTCGAACTGAGGATATTTATTTTGATTATATCTTTATGGCGAAGTATGCTGACCCAGAGCCAACTTGGGGAGTTTGGGGGGTGCAAGAAACTATACGAATTGCAACGGTTAAGGTTGGTGCCAAAGTTACATCTTCAAGGCATTGTTCTTTTATTCGCTCTGCTACTGTTAAAGTTGGAACAAAGGTTACTGTTTCCCTGACCCGCATAAGAAGCACCACTATTAAAGTAGGCACTAAAGTAACAGCAATCAAGTTCAAAATCTTCTTTCAAACCACCACAGTAAAAGTCGGAGTCAAGGTTAGTGCTACTAAGCTCAGTTCTTTTATCCGAACCACTACAGTCAAGATTGGGGTGAAGGTTACTTCCACGAGGCTTCGTTCTCTTATTCGGACTGCTACGGTTAAGGTGGGGGTGAAAGTCACAGCAACTAGACTCAGGACTCTTCTCCGCACTGCTACAGTCAAGGTGGGAATAAAAACTATTGTCTCTCTAACTCGCATAAGAGAAACCACAGTTAAGATGGGAATCAAAGTTAGTGGTGCTTGGACTAATCTTTTCCATACCAGTGTTAAAGGTTGGGCACGGCGAGCTTATGATATTTTGGGGTTCACTCGGCACAAATATACTGTTAAAAGCCAGGCTAATCGCAAGTATGAAGTTATAATGGAAGCGAGACACAGATATACAGTTACGGGCAAGGCAACACGCAAATTTGATGTTACAGGAGAAGCAAAATAATGGAACAATATTATACTGGAGAGGTAGTCAGTCTCTATTTCGAACACCGTGATAGCGGAGCTTTAGTTGATGCCACTACATCGGCAAAGATAGCCATTGAAGATTCCTCTGGACAGGTCGTGATAGCTGCTACAACCGCTTTGCCAGGCACAGGGACTACTGGCAAATACCAATACGGCTACGCCATAGATGCCGCAGCCAAGACAGGAGTTTACACCGCTCAGGCAACTTTCACTAACGGAAGCGACATCAACAAAGAAGGCACAATTAACTTCACTGTGGAGAAAAAGATAGGATAATGACAATTAGGAGGCGAAATAAATGGCAATAAGTTTAGCAAATACACGGATAATACTAGATAACATCTTAGGGGGGATAGTGACCGGAATTACGGACTCGGCGGGTTCTGCCGATGCTACGACTGCCATAGATTCTAACCTGGCTCAATACCCCGATGGTTACTTCAAGGATTGGTTTCTCTATATGACTGTAGCAGCAGAGGAAAGGGCTGTTAAGGAATTCCTGTCTCCCAGCGGCACATTAGTAGTTAATACTGCTTTCTCAGCCCTGGTTGCCACAGCTAAGGCATATCGTCTCCAACGCTTTAGCATCGCTGATAAGCTGATTAAACTAAATGATGCCCTGTATGATTCCTACCCTTATTTCTACAACCCGAATTACAGCACCGCGCTATATGGGCAGAACGCCTATGGTGAAGATCCGAATGAGTTTAATAAACTCCTCTACACCGTGCCCTCCGAGTTTATCCAGTTCCCCGATGCAATGTGGTTGTTTGAGGCTTACACGGGAGAGCATGACGGTGCTGCAGGGGCAGCGGCTTTAACCGATAGTAGCAGAAACTTTATCGTAAATGAGCTTGTTGACTCAACGCTTTATAACAAGACTGATGCTAGCTCAGGAACAGTTACGGCTAATACTTCCACAACGGTTACGGCTACATTGGCAGGGGGAACAAATACCTGGGCGGTAGGCGATGAATATGTTATTGCTAGGCCAGACAAAAAGCCTAAGCCATTCTACGATTATACAGTAGTCGAGCAAGCTCCCACAGGGTCATACCAATTCTACGCCTCTATCTCTGAGGATTACATACTAGGATTGGTGGGCAAAGCATATCTGACTCAATTCACTACTGACGCTTCCCTTACTGAATTAAGCACAGCACAGGCAAGGATAGTCTGTTACCTGGCTGCTTCTGGACTTTATGAGATGTATTCCAGTAAAGCCGATGCACAGGATTCGGGGCGGTTTGAGGCGTTAGCAACTAAACGCAAGGATAGGTTTGACGAACTGAAAGTTGTTGGTGGTATGCCGGCACTTTTACGGCCTTCCCTAGATTGGAGTTGGTTAAATGGTTGATGAAATTATAGAAAAGACCAAAGAAGAAAAGCTGAAAGACAAGATAAAAGAAAAGGTTAAGTGTAAAGACAGACTTCGCCCTTTATCCCAGCAAGACTTTGATAAGTTAAACAGCAAAGAAAAACTAGCTCTAAAAAATGTTGTAGAAGCGGAGGGTGAGGACTATGACGAGTATGAGAAAACAATGAAATCTCTATTTCCAACTGAAGTCCAAATGCCACCAATACATTTTAGGGGGCACTAGGATGCCCAAGATAGGTGATATTGTTAATAGTAAGGAACTGGGCTTATTCCCTTATAGTAAATATATCTGGATTGCTTGTGAAACTTGTGGCAAAGAGAGGTGGGTAAGGCTAATTAAAGGAAAGCCAAGTAGCAAAACCTGCCCACATTGTTCTGGCTCACAAGTAGGAAAGCTTCCTAAGGCACGGATGACAGGAGAGAATAGCCCCCATTGGCGAGGTGGGAAAACAAGGGACGGCGGATATATTGGAATCAAACTTTTACCAGATGATTTCTTTTATCCTATGGCAGCCAGGGATGGGTATGTTTTCGAGCATCGCTTGGTTATGGCAAAGCATTTAGGTAGATGTCTGCAGCCCTGGGAAGTGGTTCATCACAAGAATGGTGTCAAGGATGACAATAGAATTGAGAATCTAGAATTAACTACTCTTGGTAGCCATATTGTAGAGCACAATAAGGGCTATAAGGATGGCTATCAACAAGGCTTAATAGATGGTAGGGATGCTCAAATTAAAGAATTAAAGCAAGAAATGAAATTATTGCAATGGCAACTGAAAGAATATTTGAGTGAGGGCTGCAATGTCTCTTAAGAAAAGTCACGATGTAGAAATTGTAGATAGTAAAGGGAAGCCCCATGGCTTCATGTTGGCAGCAGAGGGCGGGCAAAAGCACTGGAAAGTCACGGACACGGCTATGCTACCTATGTCCCTGATTACGGGTGAAGCCTCTTACTCTAACCTGGCGCCAGAGGACAAGATTTTATTAGAAGCTGACGACTGGAGAAGGGGTTTTCAGGACGAAGTCTTTGAGACTGCCAAGAAATACTATAAGACCGCTAACTGCGATGGCAGGTTCAAGGGCAGGTTTATGCTATCCCCAAAGGAATTAACGGCTCTGGCACTTGAGGCCAGTGCGCCTAGTGTTTCTATTACTGACGCTGACCTAGAGGATTGGGCAACCACCACTAATTTAACAAGCTGGACTGAAACAGGCAGTGGGGTTACGAGGACTGGGACAGTACACAGTGGAACTTATGGTGCTTACGTGGCCACTGAGACAACTATTACTGGTTCGATTTACCAGAACTTAACGTGGAACGATGCTTATAAGGGTAAAGTTTTCATTTTCAAGGCTTGGGCTAAAGTGGCAAGGGAGAGTGACGCAAATAATTGGGTAAGAGTTAGTATATATGATGGTGCAGGCACAACCTACAGCGCAAAACATCAAACCAATACCTGGACACAAATTCAGGTAGAAAAAAAATTAGCAAGCAACGCCAGTGTGTTGCGGGTAATTATTGATTATAGCGCTAGTTATCTTGGCACTGGTACAAATGTTTGGTTTGATGATACTTCTCTTGTTAATGGTAATATCGCTGGTGCACCCAAAAAGCTAATTAACTTTGGCTCAACTTTATGCGTAGCTTATGGGCAAATGCTTTACAAACTAAGTGCTGGTAGCTGGGTATATTGCTATGGCTTCCCTGCCACCATCACCGACTTATGTGTTTACCAAAACCGCTTATACATAGCACTGGGTTATGGTGTTAAATATTATTACACCTCTGATTTATCCAGCTTTATACATTGCACACTAGACGATACTACAGCTAAATATATGTCTAACGTTCAGGACACGCAGTTCTGGATTTCGGACACAGCTAACACAATGAGAGATAGTGCTAACCCGATTAACGGAGGGGGGGCGTTCTCCACTGTCTATGCACTACCTAACTCATCTTACAGCATCACGGGCTTACTTAGCAATCAAGATAGTGCTGTAGTTTATGCTCGCAAGCAAGACCAGACATATTATCTCTCTGGCGCAAATGTATATCCCTTAATCCCTGCATTAAGTTCTGAGGCAAGCACGACCTATAGTTACGGTCTTTATATCTGGCAGGGCAGGATATACATACCTGCGGGGGTTAATTCCCTCTATGAGTATGATGATGGCATTGTAACAGACCTCTCACCAATGCAGTATGCCAGGGGGGATACAGACCATGACGGTAGTTTATTAGCCTTAACAACTGATAGCCGTTATTTATACCTTGTAATAGACAATGGCACTAAATATGAGCTTCTGGCGGGGCATTGGGAGACAATCGGTGGCGCCACAACTTGGGTGTGGCATCCGATATATGAGAAAACCAGCAATGATGTTACCTGCGCCTTAATCTCAAACCTTAGTGGTTATAACCGATTATACTTAGGCACGAACACCTACACGGACGGCATCCCCAACTTTGTAGTCCCTGTTTCTTACTCCGATGTGTTAAAAGAATCGGGGCACAAGGTAGAGGCATCGGGAACATTCTACACCCCTAAACTCAGAACTAACTTCCCCACAATGGACAAGCTCTGGAATTATATAATGGTAACCAGCCAGAACTTCAAAGATAAAACCACGATTAAAGTCTCTTATAAGAAAAGGGGAGACAGCGATTGGACAAGTTTAGGTTATTGTACTGAGGGCGATTATACCTCTGTAGTAACTCCCTGGAGCTTTACCTATCCTGATGAGATAACAGATAAGAAGGATATAGGCATTGTTAGCGACTGGGTTTGGTTCAAGTTCGACCTGACCACGACAGAGGAAAAGCTATCTCCTATCCTCTTGCGTTATTCCGTGGATTGCTGCCTTATGCCTAGTATGGCAGACGAATCAACCAAGAAGAAAACAATCGAGATGATAGTTAGGGCTGGCGATAACCTGCAAAATGCTTCTGGCATAACAACTCACTCTACAATAGCCAGCATTGTTAAGGAAATAGAAACGCTAAATAAAACCAATAACCCCTTCAAGATTATGGGGTGCGATAATACCTGGTATACCGCAAGATTTGAGCCAGTAGGCACAGAGCAGAGAGCCTACATTGATGAGTCTGGGCGTAATACGGAGATATGGATAACTTGCCGGCTGAAGGAGGTATAAATGCAAGGCAGTGGAGTAAAGATAGGGATAGATATAGCAGAACCTGCTATAGGGGAAATCAGAAAAGCTAGAGAGCTTGGCCACATAGGCTCAGGAAGTTGGATTTACCATGCCTGCCCAGATTGTGGCAAATGCAATTGGGTTATGTTACGAAATGGAAGCCCCCAAAGCAACAGATGTAGAAGTTGTGCTGCTAAAATTAATTATACACGAAGGGATAAGGGGAGTTTTAATTGGAAAGGCGGGCGGATATACTCAAGCACGGGATATATTGAGATTAGACTACAACCTAGCAATTTCTTTTACACAATGACTCATAATGGGTATATTTATGAGCATCGCCTTATTATGGCAAAATATCTTGGGCGTTGCTTGCAATCGTGGGAAATCGTGCATCACAGGAACCACATTAGAGACGACAATAGGATAGAAAACCTCCAGTTAGTAAGCGATGACAGGCATAAGCAGATTACTATTCTGGAAAGTAAAATAAACAGGCAGGCTCAAGTGATTAACAATTTACGAGAGCAAATCCAAACATTAAGAGAGGCAATATGCAAGGAAGAGAAATAAGGATTGGGGTATGTGATGTCCACAACAAGCGAGAAGTGGTGGCAGAGATTAAGCTCCATAACGGTAAAATCATTCAACTCTGCCACGAAGTCCTCAGGGGTAAAGCTCAAAGTATTGTGCACAGACTCCAGAAAATGAGCGACAAACTGGAGGGTAACCAACAACCCCCTAAAACATAGGGAACGGCATCACTATTTCTAATCACTTGAAGGATTACTAGGCTAAATCATTATACCCCTTATTTTCGTTAAATCCCACTCGTGAGAATCAGACATAAAGGAGGCATTATGAACATAGTCGGAGAGGCATTTAGGAAAGCTACCAGACCTATTGTAACTATTATCTTCGCCTGCGTTATTGCCCAAGTTGTTACGCAAGGCATTGACGCTCCTGATTGGTTTCTGGCGATGGCTATACCGGTAATAACATGGTGGTTTGGTGAAAGAACAGTGATGCACATTAAGGGAAAGGCAGAGCAAAAATGAAAATAATACCTTTAAGGGAATTCTTAAACACTGACGAAGAGATTCATTCTTTCGTAGTGGGCTGGAGCGAGGCTATAAACCTAATCTTTGCAGCACAAGAGAAACCTGAAAGTGTAAAGAAGATGCTTGCTGGCGAATGGCACTACTATAAATTCGGGCTGGCATTAGGCGTATTTACCTGGCTTGGAATAATTCTAGGAGTAATAAAATTTCTAGGGGGATAAAGCAATGGCTCGTATTAACTTTGAGGCACAATCAGACAGAGATTTATTGGTAATGACAGCACAAACTGTCAATGATATAAGCGAACACCTGGTTAAAATCAATGGCACTCTACTAAAGCATGAGACCCGATTAGGCAAACTGGAAGGTAGACCAGCTTGTATGCCAACGAAATCCCCTGTGACCAGGTTTGTTGATGCAGTTGGAAAAGGTGGTGCTTTTGTCATATTGGGTAGTATCCTTGCAGGGATTGTCATAGCCCTTGCGGAGCATTTTGGTTGGTGGTAATTAAAGTATTTCAAGGTTTCCTTTAATAAGGGAAAAGTTTATTTAACTATGATATAATAACAATAGGATGAATAATAAATGCCAACGGGACCAAGGTGATTTGATAAGTTACTTTAACAATGATATAATAAGACTTGCCAGTGGCGGAAAAATACGCAGGCGATTGTGCAAAAATGCACAATTCGCCCAAGACCTCAGTATAACCCATGAGGGTTAGACTAACAGAAGGACAATCTAGGGTGTAAGTCCCTAGCTGGCAAGTAGGGAATTGCCTTGCTAACGGTTTCAATGTTATCGGAAAGGTAAATAGGGAATGGTTGGGCAATTCCTAGCCTGAGCCGAGGTTTGTATACATTCAAGATGGGTAAAGATACAAAGTTAAGGGTTGGAGTAGGCTCAGGCAAGCGAAAGGTTCCTCCTTAATGAATGTACCTGTGGGGTACTTCCGAAAGGATAGTTTAGGAGGTCAAATAAGGGGAGTTGTAGAAATATGACTCCCCCTATTTTTTTTGTTTACTTTACAGCACCAGTTTCAGTAATAATTGTTTACCTGGCAAATTAACTGTTTCCAAAGCTAACTTGACAAAGAAAACTAACAGGTTTATACTTATTATCAGAGAATTATGAATAATCTAATAAAGAGGCACTTGACAAAACTTTGGGGCTCTGATAAACTTTTCTTATCGGTTCGAGATGCTAGTGAAAAATTCAAAATCCCTAGACAGACCATCTACAGCTGGATTTATACTAGGATGGCTAAATCAGCTAGGCGCATTGAAGGACATTGGAGAATAGCGGAGGATGAAGTTGAAAGACTCAGGAAATAGGCCGTGGGAGACTCGAACTCCCGACACCCTGATTAAAAGTCAGGTGCTCTGCCAACTGAGCTAACGGCCCATAATATCATAAGCTGCAGATTATAGGTTTGCTATGGCGATTAGGTGTCCTTCGAGTCCTGTGTCAAAAGGGTG